GCAAAATAAAATGAGCTAACTATCTGAGTATCAGAGACTTACAAAGTCAATTAGTATAAAATACTCAATCTTCAAATTAATTTGTAACTGCTTGATTATCAGGGACTTACAAACGAAAAAAAATTAAAAAAGTTGTAACTATCTGAGTATCAGGCAGTTAGCAATCTTCTTGATTATATTGGATACACACGCATACGCGTACACGCGCGTACACGCACGCACGTACACACACAGCACCCGTGAATTATATGTTATAACAACTATATTTAGGACAGCCTAAACTAGACGAAATTAGGACAGACTAAACAAAGGTTTAGGACAGCCTAAAACATATCAAAAAAGCTAAGTAGCTGAGTATCAGACACTTAACTTTGTCATAGGTATAAATACCTAAAGGCTAGGTATAAAATACTAGTCAATTAAAAATAGCTGTATTTGCTAACTGATTGATAATGAGGTAGTTAACCTTTTTTCACTAGGTATAAAATACCACTATATCATATCTCAAAGTAGGTGAGGGGTATACACCATAGAAGGGTAAAAGGCTCTTAAAACGGCTTAAAATGGCTTAAAAATACATGACAAATAGGCAGGTTAATTTGTTGGTATTGTTAAATTATTTTTGTATGGGGCTTCGCTCTGTGCCAATAAAAACAGAATACTAAAAATCTTAGCAAAGTGTAAAATTGCTAAAAATATTAGAATGCTAATTATATTAGCAAGGATTGACCGCCAAACCACAGCGAGAGGGTTAAGCTAGTCTCTCGGAGCGGGGGGAATGGTTTTAAATGAATGGGAAAATATCCATTTGGAAAAAATATTGTAAATATATAATATTATAATAATAGTATTACTTTACTCTATTACTATTATTATAATAATCTCTCTTTATTAGAGAGATTATAATACTTATTAGTATTATAATATACTATAGTAAATGAATGAAGCTAACATTCAATATTGTATATTACCTTAAAAAGATGAATCAGAAGGAGTTAATCATAGCTTTAGCACAGACCAATATGCCTAACAAGCAATTGAAGGCTGAGATGTTTAAGTTTCATAACAGTATGGTTGGCAAGAGTAAGTATATGCGTAAGATAGAAAATCCTGAAAAATCTTGTGGCAGTTGCATACAAAGGGTTCTGAAGAATGTGATTAGTTGGTATCATTATGATGGGTCTGCACCTAGTTATAATGAGATAGAGTTTACAGGAAAGCTAGGTCTTCATAACAAGCCAATCTATAAACTTAAATAGGAGCGTTCTATGGCACTTAAAAAAGATAAGAAAGGGAATATAACCAAAGGGAGGGGAAGTGGTCTTACAGGGCTTCAGAAAGCCTTTCTCGAAGGTGTATATGAAAAGGGTATAGAGAGTGGTAACAAGATTGCTAAAGATTTAGGTTACACAAACTACTACCGAGACAGGAGAACGGAGGGAACTGCGTTCCATCGTGAGGTATTAAAGTTGGTAGACTCTGAGGCTAAGAGCATAGAAGCTGCTAAGGGGACTAACCTGACCAAGCTAATTGCTATTCGTGATACGGCACTAGCCAATGGAGATATGAAAGTGGCTATGGATGCCATTAAGATTATCAATGATATGCAAGGATACAAAGCTCCAATGAAAGTAGAGCAGACTAAGTTGGATATTACAGCAACAATCGACCTCACTAAACAACCTGACGAGGAACAGGGCTATATAGATATATAGATGCAGATAAAACTATACACTCCTACTGAGCCTCAAAAGGACTTTCATAAGCTCGTACACGAAGACAAGCCATTTATTAGCTGTATCGTTGCAGGCAGGCAGACAGGGAAGACCTACTATATGCAGAACGATTGTTTTATGAGAGCATTGAACAACCCTAAGCACAGGATGTTTTGGGTGTCTCCTATCCAAGACCAAGCTAATAAGGTGATGAAGGATATAGAGTCTATGTTTTCAAACCACCAAGATTTATGGGATAAAATTATTAAGAGGTATGACAGGAAGCATAACGAAATATATCTTTATAACGGTTCTTTTATTAAGTTTCGCTCTGCTGACTCAGGGGATAATCTTCGTGGGGCGACCCTCGACTTTATATACTTGGATGAGGCGGCATATATGAAGCTAGACTTTATCAACGAGGTACTCCTTCCTATGGTCACTAGGACAAAGGGAAGGGTGGTTATGTCAAGTACATTCAATGGTCCTAATTGGTACTTCGATAGATACAAAGACGGACAGAGCAAATCAAATTGGGAAGAGATTAAGTCTATCAAAAAGACGTACTTAGACCTTAACGATAGAGATGTAGAGAAAACGGTAGCAGGGGTAAGGAAGAGTATGACTAAGGCACAGTTTGACCAAGAGTATCTGTGTAAGCCGATAAGTGCTAATGCCCTTTTCAGTAATATCGAAGAGTCGGTAGTACCGCAACTAAACACACCTTACGAGAGAGTTTATATGGGTATGGATATTGGTGTCGCTCAGGATTATACCGTAATGACTGCAATGAACGAACATAATGAAATCATAGATATACACAGGTTCAACTACAAGGAAGAGGGTATGGACTATGAGGAGTTTAAAGACAGGATAAAGAGCTTCTACCTGAAGCACGATGATAAGCTGTCAGCCTGTTACTTCGAGGTGAATAACAACGATTTACTTTTTGATGACCTTACAGACGATGAGAGGCTATATAAAATGATTCCATTTATTACCTCAGCGAAGACAAAGCCTGAGATTATCAGAAACCTCATCAAGCAGTTTGAGGACGGAAACATCAAGATTCCAAACAATGAGAATCTAGTAAAGGAGCTTTATGATTTTAAGAGTAAGCGTAATCCAATCACAGGTAACCTACAGTTTAGCAATACAGACGGTAAGCACGATGATATGGTTATGAGTCTAGCAATTACTGCCTACTGCGCCAAAGAGGAGCAGGACGGTGGAGTAACAATGTTCTTATGATTACACTTAGACAGCACATTGATGTTATGAATACAATCAATAAAGGGGGTAAGCCTATTGATTATGCTGATACATTGAAGCCACTAGATAAATTACAATTCATAAAGGACTCTATAGAGACGTACCCTTTGAATGAAAAGATGAAGAATCCTGATAGCATTGCTTTAAAAAGAAAGATACACGGTAAGGTAGAAGACTTGGTATTGGGGCAGTTTATAATGTTGGAACAAATAATCACAGGGAAGACTAAACTACCTGACCATCTAATAGACCTTGAGATATGTAAGTTAATTATACGCCCTTTGCACCACGATGTTTTTGACAATGAAAATATAGAAGACGAAAAGGAAAACCAAGAGTACATATTGGATTCAGATGTTAGAGAGGTTTACTATCTTTTGAATGAGTTTGTAGAAAACAGAAACAAGACTTTGTTTGAAGATTTCGCAGGAGTGTTTTATGAGCCGCCCGAAGACGATGAGGATGCAGATGAGGTTGATGTAGAAAATAAAAACTCTCAGATGTTGTTTAACCAACAATGGTATTGGTACAGTATAGTTAGAAAATTAGGCAATGAAGACATTACAAAATACAACGAAATATATATGCTTCCTATGCCTACTGTATTGCCTGAGATGAGTTTCTTAGCACAGAAAAGTAAGATAGAAGCTGCAGAACAAAGACAAGCTCAAGCTGTGCGTAACTTGTAAATTAACAAAAGAATAAGATGAATAATCTCACAGAACTATATAACAAGGTTAAGTCTTTCGCAGATAATCACAATATGGTTACAGGGTTCTTTGTGGCTCAGGGAGAGTCAGATATAGCTAACAGGGAGTTTGATTACAAGCAACTAATTATCACTCCACAGATAGCAAACATATCTAGAGAAGATAATAATCCTGTGTACTCAATAGAGTTTTCTGTGGCGGTTCTCGACAAGTGTGTTGCTCGTAACGACCAATCGTATATGTTATCTATAGAAGAAAACCTATTCGTTATGGGGCAGTTGCAAGATTACTTGGCACAGCAAGACTATACTGTAGAATTTCAAGATGTAGAGCTTTCAAGCATTGAGGCAGAAGACTACAACATATCGGGTGCTGTGTGCGACTTTACTGTTACCTTATCTAGAAAACCTGACATTCTAGAAATAGATGACTAGAAAGCAGTATCAAAATAGAATCAGGCTCATTGCCGTTGCAGAAATAGCCAAGCAGTTTAGAAAGGCAGGTATTATAAATGCAATGGTAGGTAAGATAAAGGGTAACAGTCTAATCGTTTCAGGAGGGCTATCCAACCCTAATGAGTCAGGCTCTTTAACACCTAGGAGAGATGACTTGTTCTTAGCTCGTGAAGACGGCAAAAAGGCTGTGTCTGTGAGGGTGTACAAGATGTCTCAAGGCATACCTAGCAGTATAACGATAAGAACAAATATACAATTTGGTGTAGCTAAAAAATACTTCAGGCTTACTAAGCGTTCTCCTTCAGGTGGATGGAATGTAAGCGAGGAAGGTTTTAGCAGATTAAAGGGGTGGATTATTAATAGTAAGGCTAACTTTAAAATAGGTGACAAGACCTTAGACAAGTCAAAAGACCATGAGGTAAGCAAGTTAGCATTTGTTATTAAAAGGTCTATACAAAGAAAGGGTTTAAGAAAGAGATATGATTTTGATAATCCCTTCTATTATAAGAACAGAGGCGTTGAAGCTACACTAGCTAAGGCTCAACAAAATATTAACGATAGGCTTACCAACTTGTTTACAGAACAAACAATGGTTCGCTTTACAAAATTATTCAGTAGATAATGGCACTATCTGAGAACAGAAAAAATATAGAGACTCTAAATAAGTACATTGACAGACTACAGGCTGTACAAAAGCAGTTGAGTCAGCTTGACAAAGGTACTGATGCTTACAATAAGAGACTTAAAGAAAAAAACAGGTTAGAGCAACAAGCTGCAGGCGCTTCAAAAAAATTAGCTCAAAGTCAAGGAAAATTAGAAGATAGACTTCCTAAGCACAGAAAGTTAATTGACCAAGCTGCAAATGCTCAGAAAAGATATTCTTTAGCCACACAAAAGTCTACTAAATCTAACACAGGATTTTTTGGCAGCTTAGGAAAAACCATAAAGACACTTGGTAGACTAGGTATTGCCTATAAAATCATACAAGGTGCTACAGCTTTACTTAATGAGCTATTTGTAAAATCAGCAAAAAGAGCTATAGCTTTTGAAAAAGCAATGGCTGAACTTAGAGCTGTTGCAGCATTAACAAAGGAAGAGTTAGCATCTTTAGAAAACGTAGTCTTTGAAGTAGCAGGTACTACTTCTTTCACAGCTATACAAATTGCAGAACTGCAAAAACAATTAGGTAAGTTAGGCTCTAGTGCAGAAGAGATTGGTCAGTTAACAAAACCTGTGGCTCTCTTAGCTCAGGCACTAGGTGAAGAGCCTGGGGGAGTTGCCGAAGCTCTAAAGAAGGCTCTGAACCAATTCAACCAAACCGCCGCAGAAGCTAGTAGATTTTCAAACGTAATAGTAGGTGCTGTAAACGAGAGTGCCTTAACACTAACAGACCTAGGTACAGCGTTACAGTATGTTGGTCCATTAGCAAGTCAGGTAGGATTAACCTTCGATGAAACAGCTACTTTCTTAGGGTTGCTTACTAATAACGGTTTGAAAGCATCTAGGGCAGGTACAGGTCTTAGGAGAGTTCTTAGTGAAGCAGCTAAAGAAGGAATACCTTTTAGAGACTTTGTAGAACAGTTAGCTAAAAACAATTTAGATGCGGCTGAGGCTTTTGAAATATTTGGTCAAAGAGGTGCAGGTGCTGCTGTTATCCTTGCAGACACTATTGATGAGTTTGACGACTTGAACGGAGAGGTTAACGATAGTACAAGGTTGCTAAGAGCAAATGCAGTTCAGATGTCTTCTACTCAGGGTCAGATAGACTTGTTGTCTTCAGCATATAATAAAGCATCTATTAGTATTGGTAATTACATTACACAAACTGAATTTTTTATAGAACTTATTGAAAGACTAGACCCTAGGATTGCAGGTCAGGCAAGGGCTTTTAAGTTTTTGTCTAACGCATCAGAACAAGGTGAAAAGTCTTTCGATGATTTGACTACATCTTTGATACAGTTTAATACCACGCAAAAAGAGCAAGAAGCAGGTTCTGAGGCATTATTCCAAATACTTAGAGAAGGAGGCGATTTAACTTCAATGCAATTAAAAATAGTTGAAAAACAATTTAAAGCTCAAAAGAAATTAAACCCTCAGCTCAGGCTAAGTGAATTTTTGCAAACCAAGTCAAACGGCTCAATGAAAGATGCAGGTAGATTCTTGGATGAACTCATAAAAATGAGTGTCGAAAGAGCCAAAGTTTTAAGAGAGCAAAGAATACTAGAGTTAGCAACAAATGAGCAATATGGAGCTGCTGTTGAAATGACTCAAAAATTAGTAGCTACAGCCAAAGAAGGTGTGATGACTGATGAAGAAAGTCTAAGAGTGACTAAAGGTCTTGAATCAGAACTAACTAGATTGCAAAGCACAAGAGAGAATCAAAGAGGATTAAGTATTGAGGAAATTACTGTTCTTGAAAAAAGGATTGCTTTATTTGAGGAGCTTTTAGCATCAGTTAGAAACCTAGAAAATAGTGAAGCCGCTATTGCAAAGAATAAAGAAACAAGAACAAAAGAAGAACAAAAAAGATTAAAAGATGAATTAAAAGACGCTATAGAAGCTATAAAAGAGCAGGAGAAACTAATTAAAGAAGATTTAGTAGAGGGAATATCTGATGAGCAATTCTTGCTACAGGTAGACTTGCTTACAGCATTGTTTGGAAATGCAGAAGATATTATTTCAGAGGCAGAAAAATTATATGGAGAAAACTCTGATTTTGTA